TTGTGGTTCCCTGCTGCTGATACGGTTGCTGCTAGTACGGCTGGCACAGAACGTATGCGTATCGACTCCAGCGGTAACTTGAAATTCGACTCAGGTTACGGTTCTGTTGCCACTGCATACGGATGTAGAGCATGGGTTAACTTCAACGGCACTGGTACTGTGGCTATTCGTGCGAGTGGGAATGTATCTTCGATAACGGATAACGGTACTGGTGATTACACGGTTAACTTTACGACTGCTATGGTTGATGCTAATTATACAACGGTTGGTTCAACAGGTGGATATAACGGTGCTTCTTCTGTAAGTTCAAATGCTACTTTTAGGATTAACCCAGCAAGTGGTGCAACTTATTCCACTTCCGCAGTTAAGGTAACCACAGGTTACGCAGACGGTAATCTTACAGATTATTTGTATGTAACCGCAGTAATCTTCAGATAGGACACCCAATGAAAAGAATAATATACAGAACAGAATCAGGCGGTGTAGCAGTAATAGTGCCAGCCGACACTATTGAAGCCTGTATGAAAGACATACCAGAAGGCGCAGTCTACGAGATAGTAGACACCGACACAGTACCATCAGATAGAACTTTTAGGGATGCGTGGACATGGGCATAAATATAGACTTTGGCAAGGCAGTAGTCATCACTCAAGATAGACTAAGAGCAGAACGCAAGCCACTCCTAGAGGCGCAGGATGTATTGTATATGAGAGCAACTGAACAAGGCACAGACACTAAAGCTATCGTCGCTGAGAAGCAAAGGTTGAGGGATATAACCAAGATTAGCGTTACTACGTTGGATGAGTTGAAGGAGTTATCAGCATGAGCCTAATTCTCGATGGCACAACTGGTGTCCCAGTAACCACAGTAACAGGAACTCTGCCAGAAGCTAATGGCGGTACAGGCACAACCGTAGGGTATTGTGGCTTCAAGAATCGCATCATCAATGGTGGGATGGTTATTGACCAGAGAAATGCTGGGGCTAGTGTTACTCCAAGCGCATCATCAGGAAATAATTATTTAACTGATAGATGGAGTTATATTCCTACTCAAGCATCTAAATTTACTTTTCAGCAATTGAGTACAACCCCTCCTGTTGGCTTTAATACTTATTTGTCAGCTACTGTGGCATCTGCAGTATCTGTTGGCGCATCTGATAATTTTAGTGTGCGTCAATATATTGAAGGATTTAACTTTGCTGATTTAGGTTTTGGCACAGCTAACGCACAAACAGTTACTTTATCATTTTGGGTTAAATCAAGTTTGACTGGTACTTTTGGTGGAGCATTCGGAAATTATGCAGGAACAAGAAGCTATCCATTTAATTACACAATTTCAAGCGCAAACACTTGGGAGCAAAAATCTGTAACTATTGTAGGTGATACAGGTGGAACTTGGGTTGGCGCAACAAATGCTGGTGCAGCTATTTTAAACTTTGGATTAGGTTGTGGTTCTACACTTAGCGGAACTGCGGGCTCTTGGTCTAGCAATTATTATATTCAATCAACAGGTTCTGTATCTGTTATTGGAACTAACGGTGCAACCTTCTACATCACAGGAGTACAACTAGAGCGCGGTAGCACTGCCACATCATTCGACTATCGACCTTATGGGACTGAGTTGGCTTTGTGTCAGAGGTATTTCCAAAAAGCAACAGGAATGATGGGTGCAGGTCAAGCAACAACAACTGTAAGTTCCGTAATAAATTTTTCAGTTGAAATGAGGGCTTCCCCAACTTTATCTTTAAGTGCCGCTGCAAAATTTTCTGATTTTACTACTGCCGACTACACTCAATCTTCTGCTAGTGCAGTAATAAATTCTGGAACTCGTGTTACGCCACAAGGTGTATTTGTTAATTTTGCCAACTTTACAGGATTGACTTTAAATAGACCTATTGGAATGATTCCAAATGAATCTGGAATATTACTTATTTCATCGGAGTTATAAATGTATAAACAATATAAAAATTTAGATGGCTCTATTGTAGATGGTGCAATAATCCGCACAACAGATGGCGGTTGCATCCCCTTCGACCCTGCCAACACAGACTACATCGCTTATTTAGCATGGCTTGCTGAAGGCAACGTACCAGAGCCAGCATAATGTACACACGCTTCCTAATCTACCTAATCCTAGACTTCACAGTTAACCTAATAGGTTACTGTATAAATCCCCTATTGCCTATCTTCGCAGACAGCGATGGCAACTTACCCTCATGGCTCAGATGGTTTCAGACCTACGACGATACCTTGGATGGCAAAGAACCAAGGTTTATCGAAGCTACCAGTTGGTTGAGAGGCTCTCAAAATGTAATATATACCTACATACTGCGTGTCATGTGGCTATATCGTAACAATGCGTACGGATTTGCATACTCAATACTAGGCGCAAAGTCACCATTAATGGTACTATCCGAGGAAGGCATTAACCCTTCTGATCGCGCACCTGCTGTTGAAGGTGAGTACCTGGTTAAGTACGACGGGTACTTTCAGTATAAGTTTGTAAAGGATCGCGGTAACGGTAAGTGCTATGAGGCGAGTATTGGCTGGAAGCCCTCCGGCCAGTTTGTATGCAGATGGACACCATTTAGAAAGTTTAACGGATGATAACTTTAACAGCTAGTCCCTTGATGCAGTTTACAACAACTGCTGGCGCACCGCTAATCGGTGGAAAGGTATACACATACGCGGCGGGTACGACTACTCCATTAGCAACTTATACCGACAATACCGGAGCTACAGCTAATACTAACCCAGTAATACTTGATACTAGAGGTGAGGCAGCTATTTGGCTATCTCCTGCTTCGTACAAGTTTGTGCTTAAAGACTCTAATGACGTAACTATATGGACTTCCGATAATCTGGGCGGGCTTAACATTAGCCCAGCCTTTACCGGTGTACCTACAGCCCCTACTGCAATAAGTGGTACTAACACTACTCAGCTAGCCACTACAGCTTTTGTACAGCTAAGCGCTGTAGCAGCCATACCGGTAGGAGGTATAATCCTGTGGAGTGGATCGGTAGCGTCTATACCGGCTGGATGGCTATTGTGCAATGGAGCGTATAGCACACCAAATTTAGCAGATAGGTTTATACTTGGTGCGGGTAATCTTTATGCACCTGACGCTGCGGGCGGTAGTACGGATTCGGTTACTGTAGCTCACACCCATACAGCGACATCAACAGATGCAGGTCACGTGCATACACAGACAGGGTACACAAGTGCTATTGCCCAAAGCAATGGAGCTAACCAATACCCTGTAATTACACCCTATACCCTTAACACAGGAACCGGAGTTGCTATTATTACTACAACCAACGCTTCAACAGGCGTGAGTGGCGTTAATGCTAATATGCCTCCGTACTACGCTTTATGTTATATAATTAAGACTTAAACTGCACTAGCTCAGTTAGCTAGGGATTCTTAGGAGTCAAAATGGAAGAAGCGATTGAACCCGCGTCGGAACCGGTAGTCACGACAACACCGGAACCTGTAGAAGCACCGTCGGAAGCCAAGTCATTCTCTCAGGAGGAACTTGATGCAGCTATTGGTAAGAGGCTTGCAAGAGAGCAGCGAAAGTGGGAAAGAGATCGTCCACAAGCGCCTGTTGTTGTACCGCCTATTGAGCAGTTTGAAACTGTTGATGCTTATGCCGATGCACTGGCTCTGAAGAAAGCAGAACAGCTACTCGTAGAACGGGACAACAAGAAGCAACAGTCGGACATTCTTGAGGCTTATCACGAGAAAGAGGAAGATGCAAGGACTAAGTACGATGACTTTGAACAAGTCGCGTACAACCCAAGCATACGAATTACTCCCATGATGGCCGAGGCGATTCAGTCCTCCGAGGCAGGGCCAGATGTAGCATATTATCTTGGCGCTAATCCGAAGGAAGCGGAACGTATCTCACGTTTGTCACCAATCTCGCAAGCTAAAGAGATAGGAAAATTGGAAGCCAAGTTGGTTTCTGATCCACCAGTAAAAAGAACGTCTAGTGCGCCTGCACCGATTTCACCAGTTACTGCCAAAAGCAGTGGCTCACCGGCGTATGATACAACTGACCCTCGTTCTATGAAAACTATGACGACAACAGAATGGATCAACGCCGAAAGAGCAAGACAGGTAAAGAAGCAGGAGTCTAAGACATATTGATATATTTAAGGAGAATAAAACATGGCGAATAGCCTTTTAACGATTGACATGATTACCAGAAAGTCTCTAGAAATTCTAGAGAACAACTTGGTAATCACACGTAACTGTAACCGTGCCTACGACGACTCTTTTGCCGTTGAAGGTGCAAAAATTGGATCTACTCTGCGTATCCGTCTACCAGATCGCGCTCTAGTAACTGATGGAGCCGCCCTGCAAGTACAGGACGACAATGAGCAATTCACAACCCTGACCGTTTCTTCGCAAAAGCATATCGGCATTAACTTCACAAGCGCCGAGCTGACAATGCAATTAGACGACTTTGCGGATCGTGTACTTAAACCGCGTATTTCCCAGTTGGCCTCTAGCATCGACAATGACGTAGCTTCTGCTTACAAGAGCATCTACTCCTCTGTTGGTACTCCTGGTACTACTCCTTCAACTTCTTTGGTATTGCTGCAAGGTAACCAAAAGATGAATGAGTTTGCATCGCCAATGAACAACAGGTACGCAACTGTAAACCCAGCAGCTAACGCTAACTTGGTTGAAGGCATGAAGGGCTTTTTCAATCCGTCCGGCACTATCTCCCGTCAGTTCAAGAACGGTATGATGGGCGAAGGCGTATTGGGCTATGATGAAGTCAATATGTCACAGTCTATCGTAACTCACACCACTGGTACACGTTCGACCACAGATACTATTCTGGTTAACGGTGCAGTTAGTACGCAAGGTCAAGCTACCATCAATCTTGATGGCGGTACTACTACTGCTACTATTGTACAAGGTGACGTGTTTACGATTGCTGGCGTATACTCAGTGAACCCACAAACTCGCCAAACTACCGGCAGTTTGCAACAGTTCGTTTGTACTGCTACTGCTACCGCTTCTTCTGGCGCATGGACTAGCGTTGCTATCTCACCTCCAATGTACACGGCGGGTAATGCTTTAGCAACTATTGACGCGTTCCCAGCAGATAACGCTGCTATCACCTTCACTGGCGCTGCTTCGACTGCGTACCCGCAAAACTTGCTGTATCAGAAGGATGCGATTACCTTTGCAACTGCCGACTTGCTGCTTCCACAAGGAGTAGATATGGCCTCACGTCAAGTTCATAATGGCATTTCGATGCGTATTGTTCGTCAATACGACATTAACAATGACCGTATGCCTTGCCGTATCGACGTATTGTACGGATTCTCAGTCATCCGTCCGCAAATGGCTGTTCGTATGTGGGGGTAACCTATGAGCTACGTATCAGGTAATTTAGTAACTCAGTCCGTTATCTCGGTAACGCTGTCACCTGCTCTGATTGTGCTTAATACCACAGCAGAGCAAACATTCACTGTCAACGGCCTTCGAGTCGGAGATGTGGTGAGTATTAACAAACCTACAGCGCAAGCTGGTCTGGGTATTGTTGGCTCAAGGGTTTCGGCAGCAAATACACTAGGGATAACTTTTAGTAATAATACAGCAAGTTCTATTACACCAACCGCCGCGCAAGTGTACAAGGTGGTGGTTAGTAGACCTGATAGTACGATTACCGACGGTAACATTTAAGGAGAAATAGTATGGCGTATCAAATAGGTGATGGTAATTCAGGCGAAACCACTAACGTAGGTCGTACAGGTGTACCTGTGCAAGTTGGCGGTTCAGCAGCTACTCTTGTTGGGTTTTACGGAGCAACACCCGTAGCTCAGCAAGCAACTGTAGCGGCAGGTACTGATGCAGCAACAACACTAACTTGCGCTAATGCGTGTCGTACTGCATTGCGTAATCTAGGTATCATGGCGTAAAAATGTCGGTACTCATCGCAACACCTAGCTATGATGGTCAGGTTTGCGGTGAGTACCTACATTCGATGTTAAGGGCTGCTAGTACAGTAGACTTTGAACTAGCTCTTATTGCAGGGGTACACTTTATAGATACCGCCCGCGATATTGCAGCAGTTAAATTGCTTGATTCTAAGCACGAATATTTAGTCTTTATTGACTCAGATTTAGGTTGGGAAGGTGACGCGATTAATCAATTAATCTCGCACAAGAAGGACATAGTAGGCGGGGCGTATCGGATTAAGAACGATACGGAGTTGTATCCCGTAACCTACCGAGAAGCACAAGGCAAACTGATAAAGGCTAATAGCCTGCCTGGGGGCTTTTTGTGCATCCATAGAAGCGTTATAGAACGCATGGCTGGCGCATACCCTAGCTACGAGTGTGTAGTTAAAGGTGCATTTAAACGTGTACCAGCATTATTTAGCAGAGTATTGATGGATGACCGCATGGTGTCCGAGGACATAATGTTCTGTAAACGGGCTGTAGCAGCAGGGTATGATCTCTGGCTAGATCCAGACATAACCTTTGGGCATATCGGCAGTAAGTCTTTTATCGGCAATTTTGCCAGTTATTTAGAAGGACAAGCATAATGGTAATTTACCTAAAGCATAAAGTACACGGCACTAAGGTAGCAATCAGTGACGCGGAAGCACAAGAGGATGCAAAAAACGGTTGGACAGTGTATACTCACGATACGCCTAAAGTCGCGGCTCCTGTAGAGGAAGTAATTAAACGCAAACGGAGCTAATATGACAGCGGGAGATCAAATCAATGCAGCGCTACGCCTAATTGGACAACTAGCGGAGTCTGAGCAGCCGTCAGTCGCTACATCGCAAGATGCGCTAGCCGCTATGAATCAGATGCTTGACTCATGGAGTACCGAACGGCTAGCTGTATATACTACTCAAGACCAAGTGTTTACTTGGCCTGCGAACACTATATCTCAAACATTAGGCCCGTCAGGTGACTTTGTAGGCAACCGGCCTATACTGCTAGATGACTCCACATACTTTATAGACGCGTCTACTGGCGTGTCTTTTGGTATTAAGATAGTCAATCAACAACAGTACAACGGTATCGCCGTTAAGACTGTAACCAGCACTTATCCGCAGATTATATGGGTTAGCTCAAGTTACCCTAATATTGAGATGTATGTCTACCCAGAACCTACACGGGCGTTGGAGTGGCACTTTATTTCTGTATTAGAGTTAGAGCAGCCTGCTACGCTTGATACAGTGCTTTCATTCCCGCCAGGGTACATGAGGGCGTTCAAGTATTGCCTAGCCTGCGAAATAGCAGCCGAGTTCGGCGTAGAGCCATCTCCGACTGTCTCCCGCATTGCTATGTCAGCTAAACGTACACTTAAACGTATAAATAACCCTGACGACATAATGAGCTTACCTTATTCAATAGTAGGTACACGTCAACGGTTCAATGTCTTTGCTGGGAACTATTAATTGAAAACGCCGATATTAGGCCAAAGCTATGTAGCTCGCAGCATTAACGCTGCGGATAACCGCATGGTCAATCTGTTTCCAGAAGTAGTTACCGAGGGCGGTAAGGAAGCAGCGTATCTAAACAGAGCGCCAGGACTTAGCCTATTAGCCACGGTAGGAGACGGCCCCATAAGGGGCTTGTGGTCGTTCGGGTACTTTACTTATGTAGCCAGCGGGACTGAGCTATACAGCGTAGATTCTAGCTGGACACCACTTCTATTAGGCACTATATCAGGTACAGGCCCAGTATCCATGTCGGATAACGGTACTCAGCTATTCATAGCTTGTAATCCGAAGGGCTACATCTACAACTCGTTTACTACACAATTTGCTCAGATTACAGACGCAGACTTTCAGGGTGCTGTGACTGTAGCCTTTCTAGACGGCTACTTTGTCTTTAATCAGCCTAACTCACAGAAGCTATGGGTTACTAGCCTGTACGATGGTTCGTCCATAAACCCATTAGCCTTTGCTAGTGCGGAGGGTTCGCCCGATGGCCTGATAGCTCTAATGGTAGATCACAGAGAAGCGTGGCTATTCGGTACTAACTCCGTAGAGGTATGGTACGACGCAGGCTTGCCTGACTTTCCGCTAACCCGTATTCAGGGCGCGTTTAACGAAATTGGATGCGCTGCTGCGTACTCAGTAGCTAAGCTAGACAATGGATTGTTTTGGCTGGGCGCAGATGCTAGGGGTAGAGGAGTGGTGTATAGGTCACAAGGCTACAGCGGTGTGCGTATCAGCACACACGCGGTAGAGTTTGCCATACAAGGATATGGAGTTATATCAGACGCAATAGGCTATACCTATCAGCAAGAAGGCCATCCATTTTACGTACTAATATTCCCCACAGCTAATGCTACTTGGGTATACGATGCGGCTACCGGTGCATGGCACGAACGCGCAGGGTTTAGTAACGGTCAGTTTATTCGCCATAGGTCGAATTGCTACACTACCTTTAATAATACGTCTATCGTAGGCGACTACGAGAACGGTAAGATATACTCGTTAAGTTTAGACGTTTACGATGACGCAGGTGATATACAGAAATGGCTACGGTCATGGAGAGCAATACCGGCAGGCCAGAACAATTTAAAACGTACAGCTCAACATTCGCTACAGCTAGACTGCGAAACTGGTACGTACTATGGTGTAGACGAGACTAGCGTTGTAAACATAATGGCAGACAACGGCTATTACTTAGTAACAGAATCTTCAGAATTTCTTATAACAGAAACAACAGAAACACAACCTGGTAATCCACAAGTTATGCTACGATGGTCAGACGACGCAGGACATAACTGGTCGAATGAGCATTGGGTCAATATGGGTCAATATGGTGCGTACGGAACAAGGGCTATCTGGCGTAGGCTGGGTATGACCACAAAGCTGCGGGATAGGGTGTATGAAGTGTCAGGTACGGATGCTGTTAAAGTAGCCATCATGGGCGCTGAGCTAGAGGTTACTCCGACCAATGCTTAATATTACCAATATACCCGCACCTCGTGTGCCAGTAATAGATCCCGAAACGGGGCTAATGTCAAGGGAATGGTATAGGTTCTTTCTTAACGTCTTTGTTATGACGGGAAGCGGTTCAGCTACTGTAACGCTAACCGATTTGCAGGATGGTATTGATACTTCGGTCACGACTGCTAATTTGGTAGGAAGGACTATAACCGTAACTAATGGACTGATAACCAGCTTTGTATGATAGATTTTATGGTTATAGCTGCTCCCAGATCGGCGACCACTTGGGCATCTAACTGGCTTACTACAGATACTACACTTTGTATACACGATCCGTTGTATACTTGGCACTACAACCAGTTAGACGGATTAACAAGCAAGAAGTCTTTAGGCGTATCCTGTACCGGTTTGTACTGGTTCAGTGAGTGGGTTAATAAGCACCCCGCCCGTAAGGTTATACTGCATAGGGATGTAAACGAAATAGACGAAAGTCTAATGGCGCTAGGGCTTCCAGCGTTAGACGATGATGTTGAGAAGCGGTTGGACAGTATAAAGGGTGTGCATCTGGATTGGCGTGATGTATTCGATGCGCCTAAACGGATGTACGAGTACCTACTAGAAAGGCCGTTTGATGCAGAACGCCATGCAGTATTAAGAGAGATAGAGATGCAACCGCAATTTGCAGGATTAACGATTAACAAAGAAGCAGTAAGTAAAATATATAACGAATTAAGGAGTTTATAGTATGGCCTTTATAACAGGATCGGTAATAGGAGCAGGCGCAAGTCTTATAGGCGGAATGATGGGGTCTAACGCCTCAAAGAAAGCTGCTGAAATGCAAGCAGCAGCAGCTAGAGAACAGCTAGCCCTTCAGAGAAGGATGTACGAAGAAACGACTGCTAGAAACCAACCGTTCTATAATACAGGCGTAGGGGCTAACAACCGACTAGCTACGTTACTTGGTACTGGCGGTAATGCTGGCGATGCGGACTATGGTTCTCTAGCCCGTAACTTTAGCATGGATGACTACCTGAGTAATAAAGATCCAGGCTATCAGTTTGGTTTGGACACAGGCATGAACGCTCTCAACGCTAGCAACGCAGCTACTGGCGGCTTGCACAGCGGTGCAGCGCTGAAGGCAGCACAGCGGTACGGTGTGGACTACGGAAGCACTAAGTACAACGAGGCGTTCAATAGGTATACGAACAACAGAAGCAACATATACAATATGCTAAGCGGTCAAGGCAACGTAGGGTTAAGTGCTGCCAATAACACTACCGCAGCAGGTAATGCCTATGCTACTGGTGGCGGTGCAGCTCTTGGTGGTATTGGAGCAGCTAACGCTTCTGGCTACATGGGTTCAGCTAACTCTTATAGCAACGCTATCGGCAATGCGATGAATAACTACAATAATATGAGTATGATGAATAGAATGTTCCCTCCTAAACCTACTAACGATGGCTATAACTTTGGAGGAGGGGGAACTGGGTACGGGGCTGAAGGAAATCTACCTGCATCTGTATTTGATATGTACCCCCCATCCGTTAACGTATAGGATAAATAATGGCTATAAATGACGAAATAGCAGCAGGTGTAAAGCCGGTTCAGTTTGAGAATCCGCTTAACAATATGGTTAAGTTTGCCAATATCCAAAACGATATGTCGAATATGGCGCGACATAGGCAACAGACGGAAGCAGCTACGGCAGATGCGGCTAGGCAGGCAGAGTTAGATCGATATATTGGTAGTGGTGGTAGAGATGAAAGCATAATTTATGGGTTAAGAGGTACTAAAGACCTAGCTGAAATACGTCAGGGAGAGACAGCTAAGCGGTTGGGAGAAAAAACTGTAGCAGAAACAGATAAGATACATGACGAGACTGCAGCGCAAGCGTATCGCAATATCTCCCAAAACCCATCCCCTGAGAATATAATAGCGCATAACCAAGACTATCAGCTTAACCCGCATAATAGCCCAGAAAAGAAGGCACGTTCACAACGCACAGCAGATATGTTAGTTGCTCTGCCTCTAGACCAGCGTGTTGCATGGCTAGCATCTCAGGGCGCTAGCGCGGCAGACTTGAAGCCAAGTCAGCACACGGTAGCATCTGGAGATAGGACTGTAGTATTGTCTACTCCAGCTTACGGAGGCCCATCTACAGAGGTAGGCAACGTACCGATGGGCGCGACGATGAAAGAAAAGTTAGAATATACGCCAAAATATCTAGCTGAAGTAGCAGAGCGCGATAAGACTGCGGATGACATTAAAAAGACTACAGCGCTATACGATAGTTCTAGCGGCACACCAATGCGTGAAGTATATGGCTCTCAGCTCAAAGACTTTTATACGCGTCTAGACGTACAAGATAAGAGTATAGCGGGTATGAAGGCAGACGAGGCGGCAGATAAAAAAGCATTTGAGTTTAAAACCTTGGTCGCAGACTTAGCAAAACTCGAAGCTGCTGGTGAAGGAAACTCTCCAACAGCGCAGCGTCTAAAAGCTAGGATCGCTAAAGAAACTAATATACCTCAAGCAGATGAAAGCGTAGTAGTCCGTACAACTACAGATAATGACGGTACTGTACATTTCTATAATAGATTTGGGGCAGAACTAAGGAGCCAGAAAAATGCAGGAAAGACTGCACCTGATTCATTGGCTGGCCCAGAGAAACGTATGCCCGCGCATATCCTAGAAACTGTAGCCAAGAATAACGCGGCGGTAGCTAATATAGATAATGCGTTAAAACAAGTAAGCCTATATCCTAGCGGATTTGGCGCTCAAGCCTATCTACCAGACGCTGTATTACAAAGAACTGATCCTAATGGCGTTACTGCCAGAGCTACCGTAGCTAACATAGGATCGTTAAAGATACATGATCGAAGTGGTGCAGCGGTAACAGTTGGTGAAACGCCCAGACTTAGGCCATTTATACCCGCAGTTAACGATGCGCCAGAAACAGTGGTTAAAAAGCTAAAAGAACTAAGAAGGGAAATGCTTGTTATGGATCAAGAGTATAAAAAGACTCTTTCAGAACAAGGCTATCGTACAGGATCACCTGCTGAAGCAGGTGCAACTAGAACTGGCGCAACCGTAAGTAACTGGAACTAAATAATGGCACGCAATATTACAGTAACCTTTGACGATGGTTCTTCGCACATATACAACGGTGTGCCGGATAACGTCACGCCAGAAATGGCGCAACTTCGGGCAGAGAAAGACTTTACAGGGAGAAAGGTCACTGGGCTAGACGGAGGGGCTGCAGCTAAAGAAGTAGCCGCGCCTACCGAAGCTGCCGCGCCTGCTCAACCAAAGGGGCCTATAGCTAGCACTGTAGATTATGTTGGTGAGCTATCTCGTAATATCCTTCCTGGTATGGGTAAAGTAGTAGGCGCGGTAGCGCATCCATTTGATACCTTTAACCAGCTGGTAGGACTTGGTGCTGGTGCGCTTCAGAATATATCCCCCAAAGTAGTTACCGATATGGTTAACAAGTTTGAATTTAACCCCGAAGCTGCTAAAGCTGCGGTAGCCCAAGCTAATGCTGTAGGCGGTGAATACGCTAAAAATTATGGCTCTATAGAGGGCTTCCTTAATCATCTAAAGACAGACCCTGTTGCAGTCTTAGCGGACTTTTCGGGGTTAACCGGCGTAGCGGGCAAAGCTGCTAATTCCTCCAAACTTAGCAATATATCCGCTATGACCAACCCTTTAGCACCTGTAATAGCAGGTGCTACTGGCACGGCTAACTTAGGTATACGTGGATATAACGCTGGTAGAGGGTACGCAGATAAGGTACTAGATTCTAAGGGCAACGCTCTACGCACCGCAGTTAAGGGTAAAGACGGACAAATACTAAATGCTCTACAGGGTAATACCGAGCTAGTTCCTGGCAGCTTGCCTACCGCTGGTGAAGCCGCAGCCGCTGTAGGATCTACAGGATACGCTAAGCTACAAAAAGACGCAGCAAAGACTTTGGGCGACGAATACCTAGCTAGAGACATAGCTAACGCTAAAGCTAGAGATGCTTCGCTAGGCGAGATAGGTGGTACTGAAGCCGATCTAGCAGCAGCTATAGCGGAAAGAGACGCTAAAGCGTCAGCAACCTATGGCCTTTCTGATAACCAGATAGTTGCTGCGGATAAGACCTTTACTAGCCTGATGTCTAGGCCGGATATGAAGAAGGCGGTAGCTGACGCGGCAGAGCTAGCAGCTAAAAAAGGGCAGTCTTTTGGCTCTGGTGCAAATACTGCAGCTAAACAAGTAGGAGCTGATCCTATTACTGGCAAGCCTATCATGTCTGAGCCCTCTTTTGCTAACTATACAGGGCAGGACTTACACAATATAAAGCTAGCGTTTGACGACCTTATTAATACGCCCGTTATTAAAGAAGGCGGCTTGTCGGGTAATACTAAAAAGGCGACTATAGCTACTAAAGACGCGTTTCTTAAATGGGTAGAGCAAGATAATAACATACCGGCGTATAAGGTAGCTAGAGAGCAGTACGCAGCCGACTCTAAGCCTATAAATGAGATGGAGGTAGGACAGCATCTACGAAAAGAGTTAAAGAGTTCGCTTCAAAATGAGACTCCAGGTAGCTTTATTGCCGCGGTAGAAAACGAAGCTGGTACTATAGAAACGGCTACAAAATCGGATATGCATAAGAAACTAACTGACGTGCTGTCTCCTGATAATGTAGCTAAAGTAGAAGCGGTTAAGCAGGATTTTCTACGGCAGGAGCAGAACAAGCAGAACGCCAAACGAGGCGAAACTGTAGAGCTAGCGCCTAATGTTAGAACTTCTGGTGTATTGTCTAGAGTAGCTACTCTAGCGGATAAGCTACTTAGGGCTATCGAGGGTAAGATAAGCAGGGCTACAGCTATCGAGATAGCTAAAGAGATGCTCCATCCAGAGCTAGCCGCGTCATCTTTAGAAAAAGCTATGAGCAAACGCTTTACTACTGGGGAGCTTAGCACTACAGAGCGCATACCAATGGGATTGATAAAACGGCGTGTACCTCCAGCAATTATACTTAATAACCTAGCACCCGCTAATCAAAACAACTTAGGAGCGCAGCAATGACAGGCCAAGAGCTATTCAACTACGTAGGTGGTGCTTTACTAACCTTACTTGGATGGCTTGGGCGACAGTTATGGGATGCGGTGGCAGAGCTAAAGAAGGACGTTAAGGAGATAGAAGTTAATCTACCTACCAACTACGTATCGAAGGATACGATGGAAGCAAGGTTTGACAGAATAGAAGATATGATTATGCGTTTAGGCGATAAAATTGACGGAAAGGTAGATAAATAATGTTTACTCTGTTCACCACTATAGTTAGCTTTCTCACAGCAGGCGTGCCTAAAGTCCTTGACTTCTTCCAGGATAGAGGCGATAAGAAGCACGAGCTGGAGATGGCGCAGTTACAACTAACCCGCGAGTTGGAGTTACAGAAGGCAGGGTTGGCAAGCCAAGTTAAAATCGAGGAGATTAAATATGACGAGATTCAGACGCAGACTTCTAGCGCAGAGCAACAGGCCCTGTACACACATGACATCGAGATTGGAAAGGGTGCTTCACAATGGGCTATCAACCTCCGTATGCTGGTACGCCCTATTATCACTTATGGTATGTTTAGTGTCCTTTGTTTCGTGGAGATTTTTGGTTTCTATTACGCCATAAATACAGGAATATCTTTCCAAGTAGCTATGGATAATTTATGGGATGAACATATGCAAGTTATCTTTGCTAGTATCATTTCTTTTTGGTTTGGCGCGAGGGCATTTGCCAGTAAATAAAACCTGAAAATGTAATATATCCGGAACGGTAAATTCATGCGGTTTTAGCGGTAATTAAGCCGTATATTTACCGCACGGGAAAGTTGCAAAAGATGTTGCAAGGGTGCAACGTACAATGCAACTGCATTATCTCTAAACAATGTATATACTATGTATAAACCATAACAGTAACTAATTGTTTGTACAATGAAAACTTCATCAAATGGGTTGCAGTTAATTAGAAAATATGAAGGATGCAAGTCTACTCCGTATCGTTGCCCTGCTGGGCTATATACAGTTGGTTACGGTCATGTTATTGGTAATGGCTTGCAGCTACCTGACGAATGGAATCGCACATTATCTCTGGGGGAAATAAATGAACTTCTTAGAACAGATTTGGCTAGATTTGAACGGGGTGTGTTACGTTATTGTCCCGTGTATCTCACTCAATCTCAGTTTGATGCTCTTGTGTCTTTTAGCTTTAATCTCGGCCTGGGCGTTCTTCAAAGATCTACATTAAGGCAGAAGATTAACCGAGGCGACGCAGATGCCGCTAAAGTTATACTGAAGTATAATATGGCAGGCGGCAGAATCCTCAAGGGACTGATCAGGCGTAGGCAAGCCGAGTACCGATTGTTTACAGCTCCAACGGATCGAATCCCATCTCCAGCGCCACAGCACGCGACTTAGCTAAAAAGTAAGCGTCGTGTAACCCGTACTTAGGAGTCTTACCCCGCAGCATATGTATCATCTCATGCGACATAGTTTTGACTACTGTCTCCAGATGCCCATTCTTAGCCCGACTAATTGTTATGTGATGCTGGTCATCGTCATGCACGTATGTACCTAGATTATCCGCATCATCCGTCACAGAAAACTTAACCTCTTTTACCGGTGGCAACCGCCATTTATTAAACGGGTGCATACCCTTCAGCATAATATACATATCAACTAAGTTCTTTGTAGTTATTCTCATGTCCAAGAGATCCAGTTAGTATTCTTTACCTCTGCCTTCCTATCTACGTAAACAGGGGCTGAAAAAGTGATGCCGTGCGACGGATGAGTAATCCATAGCGCCTGCCTCGGTGGTTCGAACGGAAAGTTGTTATTATACGCATATTCATCGTACCCCTTCAAAGAACCGTTCACTATAAGCCTCTGTAGCTGAATTAATTGATGCCAGTGACCCAGTAGCATGGTATCGTACTCCTGATCGATCTGTGAGTTCCTAGAACGCTTCCTATGGTCGCCTCTAATTATCGGGCCAAGAGCGCCAATCACGCCGTCACCTCCTCTAAACTGATCTCCGTGTGTTAACAAGTACTTATGACCATAAACGGAATAATACGCATCTGAGCCGTCTGAGATCAAAAAGTGTATTCTGTCGTCACCTTCGAACCGTTTGGCTAGAAACTGGTAAATCAACCAATCGAAGGAAGTATGGTTACGACCCTTGTTCCGAATCTTAAAAGTGTTGCGTCCATGATTACCTGTCACGCAGGGAATGAACACTTTACCGAACTCGTCCGCGAGTCTATTAATACACCACGACAGCACCGCCCAAATGTCAAGTACCGTCGGCATCATCTCCATCTCGTTAGACGCAGACAGCTCCTCATGTATATCACCGGACACCATGTCTCCACCCAGCACAAATACAATGCCAGGATAAGTAGGATTAGCGAAGTGATTTTTGAGGAGGTCTACGGAAGTTTCGATGAGGGTTCTAGCGCGTTCTTGGGCTATCTTGATATTGTAAGAGTTAACGCCTCCAATCTGCTTTGAATCCACCACCTCTGCCCAATGCCAATCTGACGCAAAGATAGTTGGGACTCCGCTAGTCACCTTTTTCTTAGGCGGTGCAGACAACCACTTAGGCACGTCTATCTTGGACTTAGCTAACTTGATAATTGTAGCCTTAACGTAGTCACAAGTTAGCTTATCTCGCTCTACTATATTGGCTAAAGTCTCCAACGCTCGTATCTTGGCTTGCGCTTCGGATAGTTGCTGATAGGCGTTTAGCTCAGCAGAATTACCGAATGGTATCTTGGATTTAAGCCCAATCTTTTCGGCTGCTCTGAGCCTAGACCTAAGAGTGCTAGGACTCATGTTTAAAAGTTTAGCTGCGGCTAGCTGAGAACCTGTTTTATGGTACGCATTAAGCGTATCCATCAGATCCTTGTTAGACGTAGGCTGACTCATTTGTGACACCGCCTATTGAAGTCTGACAGAAAGATCTCTATGGTCTTGGCTATGTCTGTAGCCACTGCGGGCGTAGGAACAAAGTCGCTCTCGATAACATATTTGTTACGGCTACGCAGATACTCGATAGACTCTGCGCGTTTCTTTTCATTGTACTCAGTCATAACCATTTCCTTCCATATAACTACGAACTCCAGAATGTTCCATCTTCCTTAACTCAGGAGATAGAACGCCGTACTTCTTTCTCAACAAATCACCTGCATGAACTATTCTGCCTCCGGTAGGGCTTTTACCACTCGCGTAATACGTACCCGTCCGGCCACCACCCTTGCCTGTAATGACTGTCTGAACCTCCCCTTTAAGTTTGATTAACCTATTGTTTACTTGGTGTACTGTCAAACCAGTGGCGGCTACGATCATCTCTTTACTGCACCCAGGGTGCGCTGTTATGTAGTCAAGCATTTCAGCTCCTCTAGCTTTGCCTTAATATCCTCTATCTTAAAGTAGTTGCCTTGCTTACCCTCTAGCGACTCTAGCTCTTTTCTTAGGTTGTAGTCTAGCCATGCTCTATCTTGGTCAGTCATCATGCTCCTCCATCATATCTAGCATATTATGTAAACAATCAGGGCAGAAGGATATTTCGTTATCGTCAAAATCACCTGTCAACCCCGTCCCAGCGTCAAAGTCCCATCCACAAACTAAGCATATTTCAGTCATCTCCTAATCACCGGCGGGTTAATTGCGTACGGATTGTTAGGAGAGTTTTGGCTGTTGACTGATCCGTAATTGCCAAGTGGGTTATTGATAGAGTCTGGGCTTAGTGTACTACCATATCTACCAAAAGGGTTGCTAGTGGAGTCAACCGCGTACGGGTTGCCCCCTAGTTGGCCTAGATACTTACCGGTCTGCTGATCATATAACTCTGCTGCCTGAACTGTTGATGCCATCATTAGTAGTGCTATTATCTTAATCATTTCGCCTCCTTTAGTTCCGTCGGTTTGCACACAAATTTTTCATTACATTGTTCAAAGATACCATTTTGTGTATTCATTCGCACAATATTATCTTTATATACTGCGAATGAATATTTGGCATTAGCAATCTCTGGCATAGTTACTTGGTAACCAAGTATTGCACACATTAAGATAGTTATTATCATCATATTAGCGACCCCACCATTTCTTCTCTGAAAGCGTAGGCTGCGATTAAGAGCCACATTTTGATAGCCTATCAGCGTACCACGCTGCCTTACCCATATCATCACCGCCCTTTTTACGCGACGCATACTTTAGTACGTTGCCGCGTAGGTAGCCCTTAAATTCTTCAGCCGTCAGCTTGGCCTTGATGTAGTCTATAGTCTCTATACCGCCGGTCAGGTAATGTGGTGGGCTGTTAACCATGTCTATACTAGACTTATCTAGCCAATAGTTAGGTTCATTAGACTCCATAGCCACTTTAGCTTCTGTAATCTCCTGCCACGTATAGCCGTAGTCCTTAATCATTTTATCCTGTACCTCCAAGTGAGTCGTACAATCAGCCCTTATCTTTCGATAAATGTCATATATCTCATTCATGGTGTTTTTCCATAATTTCGTTAAATAAATCAAATGCAGCCACCTTGTCCGAACCCATCTTGGTGTACGCCCCCTTGCTACACGCTATGCTCAACAGCACCAACTCCTGCGTTGTTGCCTTGCCCAATGCGTCCAGTATTGAGAAGGACTTGCCTTTAGTGCTATACTCGTACGTCATTTACTTCCCCTTTGTTTATATGCAATATCCCAAACCCGACCCCCGCACACTAGTTCAGCCCTCTCACGCCCAGGTATTATCCACCTTGGTTCTAACACTATCTTGTGGTAGCAGTCGCAGTAAGGCTGCACCAGATGAGTCGGTAGCTTCTCTATACCCTTGCTGGGGCAAGCAAATATATCTGTCATCACTAGCATTAAAATAACTGCTATTAGAAATTCTCTCATGCTCGTCTCGCCTCCTTCAGTATATCTATCCGTTCTCTAGTAGCCCGCAGTACACTATACCTTTGGTGCAACCTCTCTAGTATAGAGATCCGCTTAGAACCCACCCGCTCATCATCTAACAGCTTCAGCACCTCGGCCTCAGTTAGCGCATACAACTTATCATTTAGACTTCGCCAAGTTAGCAATTTTGTTCTCCAATTTTGTAACTACATCAAATATTCTGACCAGAGCTTTCTTCGAGGCGTTGTACTCACGAGTCCTAATCCTCATTTCTGCTTTAGCCGCCTTTAACTTCGTTTTCACCTTAACTCCTCCGTTGCAATGTCAGACAATGCTCTTTTATCCGCAAGCGCACCCCATATACGCTCGTCAATCGTTTTGTTAGTTATTAATATGTAGCACCATACTGCGTGTTCTTGACCTGACCTATGCAAGCGTCCAACAGTCTGCTCGTATAGCTCTAATGACCACGGCAGAGACAAGAATATAATCTTGCTACCACCGTACTGTAGATTCAATCCATGCCCCGCAGACTTGGGGTGGACTAAAAGCAGTTCTATTTCGCCTCGGTTCCATCTAGCTACCGCGTCAGGGCAGTCTAGTGTGAGGGCTTTGGGATACCGGCGCTGTAGTTCAGCCAGTTCGCCTTTATATGTATACGCTATAATCGTGTTGGCGTGTTGATTTTCTTCCAAAACGCTATCTAATAAATCAAATTTATGTGTTGACAACCACATAGTGCTTCGTGTAGCTGTGTACTTACCTGGTACTGGTGACGCTACGCTGTCATTATCATATATGAACCCACTGGCCATCTGCTGTAGCTTGCCTGTGACTACACCGGCGTTAGCTGCCACGGCTGTAGCTGTAGGAAACTCAACAACAAAGTCCTTCTTCATTTTGTTGTAGTCCTTGAGATCCATGTCGCAGCGCATCTCGACAACGTGCAGAGGCGGTAGCTTGTCCTTGTATAGCTTGGACTCCAGTAGGAACGTAGCAGGCTTGATGACCGCCATAACATTCTCTAGCGCTCCCTTGCGTGCAGCCCATTCGCCGTAATCCTTATTGATAAGTACAAAGTATTTCTGTAGAAACGCACCCTTAGACCGTCCGAGTAGCGACTTGTCCACGATCTTGCACTGGCCAAACACATCCTCTAGTCCGTTACTGGTGAATGATCCTGTCAAGCCCCAACGGATCTGTATGTGGTCTATCTCGCTGAACAACGCCTTGAAGCGTTTACCTGATGGGTTCTTCAGCCTCGTTAGCTCATCGAACACAATGCCGTCAAAGTTTAGATGGGGTATAGACTTCAGGCTATCGTAGTTCATTACCACTACGTCAGCCTTAGAATCAAACGCAGTCTGCCGTATTCTGGGCGTGCCTACTGCTACAGTTAGCTTCAGAGTAGACCACTTAGGCGCTTCTATCGGCCAGACTTCCTCGCACACACGTTTAGGCGCTATGACCAGATACCGGCCACCGCGCTTCTCCATAGCGTGTAGGGTTAGCGCAGTCTTGCCTGCCCCTACTGCT